GCTTTAGGATCGGGCCTTTTAGGTTGAGCTTGTTGCTGCGGCATGGGCTGTTGAACTTGAGCTTGTTGTTGCGCTTGCAGTTGCTGTTGATAACGACCTTGTTGAACTTTCGCTTGTTGAGCCCTGTCATTCTCAATAGCTAACGAAGTTAAAGCTCTCTGCGCTTCGACCGCGGCTTTGGTGTCGCCTATTTCCATAGCGCGTTGCATAGCTTCTTCAGCTTGTTGCTGTTGCGTAGTTACCCTGTTACTAAACTCATTAACATAATGACTGTCCAAATTGTTCATTCTAGTCTTTAGCTGTTGAGCTTCTTCCTGAACTTGTTTAGCGTAGTTAACCGCTTCAGACTCGCGCCTTTCTGCTTCGCGCATCTTCTTGGTAAGACGATCTATTCTTTTCTGTGTAGAGTTGTCGGCTTTCTGAAACTGGTCTTCATTGGTAACAATCGATGCTTCTTCGTTGGAATCTATTTCAACTTCGACATCGTTCTCACCAACCTCTAACTCAACTTGCGTGTCTTTATCTGTATTCATAAATCACCTCTTAAAAATGCAAAACGTCTTCAGGGTCTAAGATTTTGGCTAGAACTTCGTCATCATTAAGAATACGAACTTCACCCCCATCAATAGAAAATCTAGAACCTGCATATCTGGCAAACATTACCCAATCTTTTTCCTCGCACCACGAACCTAATGGGAACTTGTCGGGGTCTTTATATGCAAGGGGACCAACTTTAAGAACATATCCAACTTGTGTAGACACATGTTGTTGCTCAACCATTTGGTCAGGTAAATAGATGCCACCTTCCGTTTGCCCTTTACCACGGTAAGGTAAGATGAGAATTCGCCACCCCGTTGGAGAGGGCAGTCTTTCTAATAAACTTTCACCAATGTTGTCAGGACGAAGAAAGGGTTTTTCGACGTAGGCTTCTTGTAAGGTTTTTGCTTCCTCTTCTTCTTTCATTTGGTTAAAAGAGGCATTTGGTGCGGCAGAAAGGTCAATTTCTGGTTTAGTCATTACTACGCTCCTGTTTATCTAGCAGGTGTTTTAATTCCTGTTCCACATGATTTAGGGCTTCCATGTTGCCCATAAGCTCACGATATTGCTCCATAGACTTAACATTGCCGTACATCATTAAATCGACAATGCTCTGTCTTCTATCCCTAATAATTCTAAAAACTGCTTCGGAAGTACGAATCTCATCCATTCTTATATGTACGCATATTGTCTGTTAAAGTAGTGTTTTATCCTATCATATCTTATACAAGGAAGGCTACTTCTCTAACTAAATATGTGACCATTCTTCTCCGGCCCATAATAAAGCTTCAGCCTCTCGTCGTCGTACTAAGCCATTTAAAACTTTTCCGCCCGCCCTATTCCAACGCTTTATTTGATAAGGAACGTCAGAAGCACCAGTATTAATAGAAGTCCGCAAAGTGCTTTCCCGTAAGTTACCCGCACCAAGATTGTACGTCCAAGCAACGAGCGCATCGAATTCATTTTGATCCAAAGGCGTGTTGATATATTTGTGTACATACTTTTCAAATTCATGTAAGTCGTCCTCTAAAAAAACATCGGCTTCTTGTTGAGTTATCTCATCGCCTTCTTCTACGCCCGCCGTATGACCGTAGCCAATCGTCCAAACATTTGCGCTACACTGATATGACTCCAGCTTACAGCCCTCAAACTTTTTAATAAGGGCTATTCCCTCTCCGCTAGTTTTCATTTTTCTTATCAACTCTTTCTTTTAACTTCTTGATTAGAATACGTTGCGCCTCTATTTCTGTCTTTTGTTTGAGCATTAAGACACGAAGACGTTCTTCCTCACTAACTTGCGGCATAGGGAAAGGTAAGATCATTTTTCTCTACTCACTTTCTGTACTTTTTCGACAGACCGCATGGCTCCAAGTCCGAGCATACCCATAAGCACAGGCATCATTGTAGATGTTTCTATTAAAGGTATAACAATGCCAGACTCAGCTAACGCAAGGCCAAAGTTCGCCATAGGTATCACAATAAAGTTTGAGGCCATGCCCAAAACGCACACCCAACCAACCGCGGGTCGCCATCCCGCTACAAACATACTACTGCTTGCAGCTTCGACTTTGTTAACTTCCAATTGCCCTTTGGCAAGCTCTTGAGCATGACGCTCTGCCATAGTCGATATTTCATGGGCCAAAGCATTCTTTGCGTCTTTGTCCTCTATAAACTTATCCAACAAACCTGCTACGGGGCCAATCAATGCTTGTAACATATTCATCTCCTACGCCGCGTTTAAGACTTCCATCACCGTGACTAGTAAAGACCCAAGGCTTGTAACACTTAGGCCCATCCATTTCATCCACTTTTCCGCCAGAGCCTCCAGACTATTCTCTTTTTCCCTGCGCTTACGTTCTTCTGACGCTCTAACCCTCTTACACTCACTTTGAAATTTTAACCAATCATCATATAATCCGGGTCTTCCCGCATATATCATCCACTCTCTAAGCCATTCTTCTTGTTTTTTTAGCTTTTCTAACTCCATAAAGTTCTGGAGAGGCGTACCTTTTTTCTTTTTATTTGAACGCCGAGCTATTGCCGACTTAGAGTTAAAGTAAGTCGCACAACTATCGCTAACATCATACAACTCTCTGCCGTTTTTTAGGGCCGACTTTATAGTATTAAACGCGGCATTGGCGGCTTGCACCTCCGCCAGCATACGCTACTTCCTGCTCATGTACGCAGTGGCCCCAAAATACGCTCCACATACGCTAGCTTGGGCAATGTAAAACAACCCCAACAAATCACTTAAAGCGTCCACTCGGCTGTCGGGCATAATCGGTAGCATGAGAAATATGGAGAACAACACCATGCTTGCCATTGCTACCCATGCCATGTGCTTTTGGCTATCAGCCTTCTCCTCACGCAGTTCAAGCTCTACTAGCTGTTGATGACGCTCAAGCTCTTCGTCAGTAACCGTGCCATCGCCATCTAAGTCATACTTAGCGTACTTGCTGGATGGCTGTAGCTTCTTAGGTGTCATACAAGCCACAACTTTATAGCAAAGACAAACAGCAAGATGCCAATCATTATCCACAAAAAAGAGTCGATGGTAGGTAGATTCTTCACTGGGGCATCCACTTAAATAAAGCTATAACACTTAGGATAAATGGGTACATACTCCAGAGCATCATCTCTAGACGATCAAACCGCTTAGTCCCAGACTCAAGGCGCTTCTCAATATTTTGGTAACGTACAAGGCACTCTTTCTCGTGAGATTCAAGGCGTATTATTGTTTCTTTAACCGTTGCCACCTATCTTTTCTCCGTGGGTGCTTCTGGGTTTACCCAGCCATTTACTTTAGTCTCTAATGGGTTAACAAAGACAGGCTTGCAGAACGCAATGACGGGCTTAAAATTATCTTCTCTACGCGCTAAGACTCGCGCATCGTTCAAGCAATGCCTTTGGTTAATCCAATGACTCGCTGTCTGCTCTTCCGCATCGGGCGAAAGTTGAACAATCAGCGCGAAAACAATGATTAAATCGCTCATTCACGTTATTGCGTGGGCTGTCGTTGAAGCAGGTTGAGGATAGCCTTGGTGTCACTTCTTACCTCGGATAAATCCTCAACAGCGTTGTCTAGTTGGATTTCGCTACGAGTCATTTGTTGCTGAAGCTCATCGACTTCTTCTTCAATCTTTTCGACCTGTTCGCTCACATCTTCAATGTCTTCCGCGTTCTCTGAGGCCATAGCATCTAGGCTGGCATATGAGAAAATAGCTCCGGTAGCTACTACCACCACGGGAAGTAACCCCAACACATTAGATAACTTTATTTCCATTAAGTAACTCCTTAAATATTAACCGCCAAACAATTGGTCTGGCGGGACCATAGACAAATTAGAGGGGTCTGTAGGCACTGCACCATATGTTCTACCCATAGAAGGACCGGTAGGTAATGCTGGTGGTGGAACAAAAGAGCCAATCCCCTGTTGAAAAGCAGGAACAGGTGCCGGAAAAGGACTCGGGGGAGGTGCCGGAAAAGGACTCGGGGGAGGTGCAACCGGACTATAGGAGGGTACTGACTCGTATAAGACAGGCTCAAAGACAGGCTCATCAATTGTTACCGGAACTACCGGACTCGGGAACGGACTAACCGGTGGCGGTGCTATTGGGTTAACCGGCGGAACTACTGGCTCAAATTTACCATAGTCTTTTTCAGAATCAAAAACCTCCCATCCTTCTGCGGGGGTAATACTCCCACCGTGCGTAGCGCCCCATTTATCACCAGTTTTAGGATTGATATAAACGCGACCCATCATATCAGGAACAGGGCCACCGGCGCTATTGTCCACAAACCCTTCGGGCATATTGTCATATCCAAAAGTATCCGTTGGCTCTCTGGCAAAAGGATTTTTTTGAATTGGAACAGGCGATATAATAGAACCGTCTTCGTTTCGGTCATAGTCAGGAAACACTGGATCACGCTCAATCGGCGTATAAACAAACGGTGGTTCTGGTTCCGGCTCCGGTTCGGGCTCGGGTTCCGGCATCGGATTTATATTTCTCTGCTTGTCGGGTCGAGTACCCGAGTACTGCCTAATAGGGTCTAGCTCACTCGTGTCCATGTTACGAATTGCCGCACCCATCTCGGGGTCTTGCTCACCCGTTACAGGGTCAATATCACGACCAAACTCATCATATAGCGCACGGCCCTCGCTGTCATAAAACCCATAGTCCTCGTTATTGGGTCCAACAGGAACAAACCGTGCCTCTGCGCCGTAGCCGCTACCCGGTATCTTTTGACCGGGGTTTAACGGAATAGTCACCCCCGTTTCCGGAGAGGTGTACATGAAAACGCCTTGACCACCTTCTTCTTCCGCGGGTTGCCAAACTAGACTGCGATCTTCCTTACCACCCTCGTACTGGTCGTAAAGATAGCCATCGGATACACCATCGCCATCCGTGTCATAGTCAAACAAGTCTCCACTAAGACCTTCACGGCCAACCAATACACCATCTTCGTTACCTTCTCCATAACGGTATACGTTCTTACCATCACGGCCCGCAATAAGACTGCCAACCCCCTGTTGAGAAGGGTTCCCGCCCGTCACTGGTTGAGAAGGGGCATTAATCATAGAAGGTATGGCATCAACCAACGGGTTGTCCGCACCATAATTACGGTCAGGTCCTCCTCCGCCACCTCTTCTACTAGCTTGCCATTTGTTATACCATGCGCCTTTTTCGGCCTGAGTAAAATCCTCATACCCCTCGGGATAATCCGCATCGGTAGGAATGGCAAAATCAAAGTCCATTTATAACTCTCCTTAAATTAGGAATAACCCATGTAGCTGCCGCCTTTTATCGCAGCAC